ATATCAAGGATGTTGGCGGTTTCGTGCTTGGAAAGCTGAAAGGCGGCAGCAGGAAGAAAGACTGCGTGATGTTTCGCTCTGGGCTGACACTGGATATGGATTATGCCACAGAGGATATATTGGATCAGTTGGAAATGCTATATGGGTTTCGGTGTTTTATTTACTCCACTCATAAGCATACGCCGGATAAGCCAAGGTTTCGGCTTATTATTCCGCTGTTCAGAACCATATCGCCGGATGAGTATTCAGCAGTAGCCAGGAAAGTGGCAGAGGAAATCGGCATGGAATTGTTTGATGATACTACCTATGAGCCATCCAGATTGATGTATTGGCCTTCCACTTCTTCCGGCGGATTCCCAGGCTGGCGTGGTAGTTTATGATGGAAAGTTTGCTTATTCCCATCATGCGACAGACCCGGCTTGCGGGAAACTGATGAATGCTTTTGACCTGGTGCGGATTCATAAATTTGGAGACCTGGATATAAAGTCTTCCGAGGATATGGAGGCAGCAAAGCTTCCTTCTTTTAAAGCTATGAGCAACTTTGCAGTGGCGGATGAGAGGGTGAAGCTGCAACTGGTGAAGGAACGGGAAAATACAGCAATAGATGAGTTCTCTCCCGAAGAGTGGAAGACAGCACTAGAACTTGACCGGCAGGGAAGGGTAAAAGATACTTTGGATAATCTGGTGCTGGCAATCCGAAATGATGAAAATTTAGAAAGTATTGCTTTTAATCTTCACCGGGATGGCATTGACACAGGGGAAAGTCTGCCCTGGAAACAGATTAAGCCTGGGTGGAATGATTCTGATTTTGCATCTTTGAAAGTGTATCTAAACAGAAGATATGGGATTTACACTCCAGCAAAAACCAAAGATGCACTGTTGGCAGTGGCTTCTGAACGGGCATATCATCCGGTAAAGCAATATCTTGATAATCTGCCGGAGTGGGACGGAACAAAGAGAATGGATATGCTTCTTACAGACTATCTGGGAGCGGAGAATTCAGAGTATACCAGGTCTGTGATTCGTAAAACACTAACGGCGGCGGTAGCAAGGATTTATCAGCCGGGAACCAAGTTTGACAGCGTGCTGATTCTGAATGGTCCGCAAGGAATTGGGAAATCTACGCTATTTACGAAACTTGCTGGTGCATGGTTCTCTGACAGCCTGACACTGACTGATATGAGGGATAAGTCCGGGCCAGAGAAGTTACAGGGGTACTGGATTTTGGAGCTGGGCGAGATGGCAGGGATGAAGAAGACGGATGTGGAAACTGTGAAATCTTTTTTGTCTCGTGTGGATGATAAATACCGTGCCAGTTATGGGTTAAATGTAGAGAGCCATCCGCGGCAGTGTGTAATTGTGGGAAGCACTAATACGGAAAGCGGATTCCTGCGGGATATTACAGGGAACCGCCGTTTTTGGCCGGTGCGGGTGAATGGGCAAAGTATAAAGAAGCCATGGCAGATTACAGTTGGAGAAGTGACACAGATTTGGGCAGAAGCAGTGGCATCATATAAGGCTGGTGAACGATTATATCTGGAAGGGGATGTGGCGGCTATGGCAGTATCAGAGCAGGCGGAAGCCATGGAGACGGATGACCGGGAAGGTCTGGTCAGAACGTATCTCGATACCCTTTTACCGGAAAACTGGGAAGCCATGAGCCTGTATGACAGAAGGAACTTTCTGAATGGCAGCGAATTTGGCGGGGAAGAACGGACAGGAACGGTGCAGCGAAAAATAGTCTGTAACATGGAAATCTGGTGTGAGTGTTTTGGCAGGGATTCCACTGCTTTAAAAAAGATGGATTCTTATGAAATCAGTGGTATTTTGCGAAAGATTGAGGGTTGGAGAAAGTATACGGAAACGAAGAATGGGACGCTTACACTCCCTATTTATGGAAAACAAAGGGTATATATTCAGGAGCAAGAGTGAAAACAGCGGGAAAGTTGTTCCGTTTCTTGTTCTGGGAAATAGTAAGAACAAGCGAAACAAGATAAAACTTGTTTTTGAGTCTGGTTCTGATAAGAGAACCCCATAAAATCAAGGGCTAAAGATATATTTGGAACAAGGGAACAAGAACTTCTTATAGAGATATGGAAAATAAGAAAAAAGTTAGGTTGTGTATGTGTTATACACGTATTAAGGGAATATAGGAAATTTTGATTCTTTGTTCCGGGCAGAAAAATGGAGGCTGAATGGACATGAGGGAAACTGTGATTGAAAGACATCTGGCAGCGTCTGTAAAAAAGATGGGCGGTATGGCGGTTAAATTCACTTCTCCGGGATTGGATGGGGTGCCGGACAGAATCGTATTACTGCCGGGTAGGAAGATGGCATTTGTGGAGTTGAAGGCTCCGGGTAAGAAGCCAAGACCTTTGCAGGAAAAACGGAAGCGGCAGTTGGAGGCATTGGGATTTTGGGTTTATGTGATAGACGATGTGGAGCAGATAGGAGGTGTGCTGGATGAAATACGTGCCACATGAGTATCAAAATTATGCAAAGGAGTTCATCATTGAGCAAGACGTGAGCGCTTTGTTTTTGGATTGTGGGCTTGGTAAGACGGTAATTGCACTGTCGGCGATATGGGAACTGCTTTTGGATTATTTTGAAATTAGAAAAGTATTAATTATAGCCCCGCTTAGAGTGGCAATGGTAACTTGGGTTGGGGAGCTGGAAAAATGGGATCATCTTTCAGGGATTGAGATGTCAACCATTATCGGTTCAGAAATGGAGCGCATAGCCGCATTAAACAAACGTGGGAATGTGTACGTGATTAACCGTGAAAATGTGGAGTGGCTGGTAAATTATTGCCGTTGGGATTTTGACATGGTGGTAATTGATGAATTGTCCTCCTTCAAGTCCCATAAGGCAAAACGTTTCAAGGCACTAAAGAAGGTGCGGCCAATGGTGAGCAGAATGGTGGGATTGACTGGAACACCTGCACCGAATGGATTGATTGACCTGTGGGCGGAAATTGGAATTTTGGATATGGGGAAGAGGCTTGGGCGGTTTATTAGTGGTTATCGGGAACGGTTCTTTCTGCCGGATAAACGTAGTAGGGAAATGGTTTATTCCTACAAGCCGAAGGAAAGTGCCGAAGAATGCATTTACAGTCTGCTGTCGGATATCTGCATCAGCATGAAAGCTGTGGATTATCTGGATATGCCGGAATGTGTTTATAACCATGTGGCAGTTTCCATGAGCGAAAAGGAAATGGAATTATACCGTAAGCTTGAAAGGGATATGCTTCTCACATACGAGGACGGCGATATTGACGCAATGAATGCCGCCGGATTATCAAACAAGCTGATGCAGATGGCGAATGGTGCGGTTTACGATGAATACAATGCCGTAAAGCATATCCATGACCGGAAGCTGGAGGCATTGGAGGATTTGGTGGAAGCGGCGAATGGTAAGCCGGTATTAATTGCCTACTGGTATAAGCATGACAGGGAACGGATTCATGAGCGATTAGGTGCTTTGGAACTGGATACAGCAGAGGATATGCAAAAGTGGAATGCCGGAAAGATTCCTGTGGCAGTTATCCATCCGGCTTCTGCCGGACATGGGCTGAACTTACAGGCAGGCGGTTCCACTCTCATATGGTTTGGATTGATTTGGTCATTGGAACTGTACCAGCAGATGAATGCAAGATTGTGGCGGCAGGGGCAAAAGGAGACGGTAGTAATCCATCACCTGATTGCAAAGGGTACACTGGATGAGCGGGTGATGGAAGCGTTGGAGAAAAAGGATTGCGGTCAGTCGGCACTGGTGGATGCAGTAAAAGTGAGAATTGGAGGTGAAGAAGATGGCAGTACAAAGTAAATTTAACGAATATCAGAAATGGAAAAAGGACAGAACCATACTTGCATTTGAACTGTCGAGATTTGCAGGTGTTTCAGCAGATGAAGTGATTGAAGCCATGTGCTTTTCCAAGCCGGAGGGAGAGCGGATACAGACAAGCACAAAGGCGGATGTTACCGGGAAGACTGCAATTTATTACCGAAAGGTGACAGAAAGCCTGAATGAAGATTGGTATGATTTCCTGTTCCAACAGTACCAGAACGTGAAAGAGGAAATTGAATTCTTTGAATATGCGGTCACACAGTTAAGCGGAAGATTATCTGATATCATCTGTGATATGGTGATTTATGAGATGACATGGAAAGATATAGCAAATAAATATTCAGTGAGTGAGTCCATGTTAAGTAAATACCGGAATAAGGCCATGAAGGAATTGGAAGTGCTTTATAGAAACAGGGATAAACTTACAGAAAACTATTTTTTGAGCTGAATGGCTGGGACGTGGTTAAGTGATGGTTAAGTAAGTGTACCGGGGTGGTTTCTTGAAATACCTAAAATTTTGTGTTATCTTTAAAATGCAAGAAGTGTAAGAAGCTCTGTGGAGAAATCCATGGGGCTTTTTATGTACCCTTCCTGTAGGGCAGCGGGCTTTATCCTTTCACCGCTGCCTTTTATAATACAGAAAGGTGTTACTACGGTGAAAGGAAGTGGTGACATGCCGAAAAAGCCAAATAAACCATGTAAGCATCCGGGGTGTCCGAAACTGACGGAAGGGATTTATTGTGAAGAGCATCGGGAAGTTCACCGGAGCGACCGGATGACTTCTAACAAACGGGGATACGACAGCCACTGGCGCAGAGCAAGAAAGAGATTCTTGGCAGCACATCCGTTGTGCGAGAGCTGCAGGGAGAACAGTATACTGGTTGCGGCAACGGTTGTGGATCATATCATTCCCCATCGTGGAGACGACCGATTATTCTGGGATGAATCAAACTGGCAGGCATTGTGTAAGCGCTGCCATGATAGTAAGACCATGACTGAGGACAGGTATCAAGAGTATCGGTATTGAGCAGTTGAATATAAGCCTTGCACAGAGCGGTTGATTACTGAATTTTCCCGTGATAAGCTGCAATGGGGAGGGGCAGGGCAAATCTCCAGGAGGTGGTGCCTGGAAACCGACGTCCCCTTTCACGTGAATTTTCGCAGAAATTGATAGGGGGGATAGAGAAATAGCTTCTTACCATACATAAACACAGGATTTTCAAGGTTTTTGTGAATGATATTCAGAGGAGAATCTTTGAAAATCCTATGCTTTTGGGGCTAAAAAGTATCATTAAGAGGTGCTTTTAGCTCTTTTTTTGTTGGAGGGCTGTAAGATGACAGATTTACAAGCGGAGCAGATTGTGATACTTCGAATGCAGGGAAAAGGGTATAAGTCCATTGCTTCTGCAACTGGATTGTCCCGTGATATTGTGCGGAATTACTGCAAGACAAAGGGGATGGAAGGCTATGGAGAAGTAGCTGCTTTGAATATGCAGAAAAGGTTGACGGCTAGAGTGACTTTGGAGAAAATCCCAGATACATGAAGGAAGGACGGAGGTTATTGATGCTTAGGATAGCAATTATTGATGCAGATTTGATTGGAAGGAGCAAGCATAGATTTCCGAACTTAGTATGTATGAAGCTGTCTGGATATTACAAAGCCCAAGGTAATGATGTGATGCTGAAAACAGATTATCAAGGGTTGGAGGGATTCGACCGTGTTTATCTGTCCAAGGTATTTACAGATACTCAGATACCAGAGGAGATTCTTGAACTTGAAAATCTGGAATACGGTGGAACCGGGTTCTATTATGACAAAGCGCCGAAGCTGCCGGAGGAGGTGGAACATCATATGCCGGATTACCACCTTTATGCAGAGTGGGTTCAGGAAAAACTGGATGCTGGGGCAAAGAAAAATGAATATCGGTTTTATCTGGATTACTCCATTGGCTTTCTAACAAGAGGCTGTTTTCGGAAATGTCAGTTCTGTGTGAACCAAAATTATGACAGAGTATGTATTCATAGTTCTTTGGAAGAATTTGTGGACCCAGAAAGAAAAAAGATATGTTTGTTGGATGATAATTTTTTCGGGCATCCAGATTGGGAAGTGATGCTTAGAAAATTGAAAGATACAGGAAAGCCATTTCAGTTCCGGCAGGGATTGGATGAGCGCCTTTTGGATGATAAGAAATGCCAGGAGCTGTTTTCCAGCCGTTATGATGATTCCTTTTCTTTTGCTTTTGATAATGTGGCAGATGCAGAGCTTGTGGAAAAGAAAATTATTCTGGCAAGAAAATATACGGATGCATATTTGCGATTTTATTGTTTCTGTGGATTTGATCGGCAGGGTGTGTGGGATGAGAAGTTCTGGGCAGATGACATTTTTAACCTGCTTAAACGGATTGAAATACTGATGAGACACCATTGTCTGCCATATGTTATGCGGTTCAGTCGATATACGGAAAGCCCTTTTCGTGGAGTGTATGTATCCATTGCAAGATGGGCGAACCAGCCTAATATGTACAAAAAGCAGAGTCTGTGGGAATTTGCAGAAAAGAATGGCAGGCAGAGTGCCTGTTATAGATATTTAGAAGAGTTTGAGCGGCAGTTTCCAGAAGCCGCTTATTTTTATGCTCTGAAATTCAGTCAGGGCAGTGGTGGGGAGGAATGTTGATATGGGACAGTTAACATTTTTGGATATTTGTTCGGGTATCGGCGGATTCCGTCTGGGCTTAGAGGCTGCCGGACATAAGTGCATTGGGTATTGTGAGTATGATAAGTTTGCACGGGCATCTTATGAAGCAATGCATGATACAGAAGGGGAGTGGAAGGCAAATGACGTTACCAAATTAGAACCAAGTGATATCCCCTATGCAGATATTTGGACATTTGGATTCCCCTGTTTTGAGTCAGGAACATTAGTGATGACCGAAAATGGTTATAAGGCGATTGAGGAAATTTGTACAAATGACATGGTACTCACGCATAAAAACAGGTTTTGTCCTGTTGTGAAACCGATGAAGTGTTTTGCTGAGACGATTTATGAACTGAATATTTATGGTGTTGAGAAGCTAAAGGCCACAGCGGAGCATCCTTTTCTTGTAAAGGATGGGGACGGAACAAAATGGGTAAGAGCCGCAGATTTACAAAAAAGCGATTTAATCGGTGTTCCCATCAACCCCCAATCAGAATTACCAGACTGGCACGGAATTACTTACGAACGCCGTGGCAGGGAATACCGTTTGGATAATCTGCCATTGGCCATTGAGGACTTCTGGTGGCTGGTTGGCTGCTATATGGCAGATGGCTGGTATCGGGTTAGCAAGCGGAAAAATGCAACGGATAATTACCGAATTGTGATATCCGCCAATGATGAAAAACTGGACCGGTTGAAAAAACATGTGGGGGCAATGTTCCATTACAGCATCAGCAGAGAAAACGGTTTATACAAGGTTCATTTTGTCAATAAGGAGCTGACCATGTTTCTCATGCAATTCGGAAAAGGTGCTATGGGGAAGCGGCTGACAAAAGATATTTTAAACCTTCCGGTTCGCCAGCTCAGGGCATTCCTAAACGGTTATTTGGAGACAGATGGTTGCAAAGTCGGAAAATATTACAAGGCAAGTACCATATCAAGGGAGCTTGCCTATGGGATACAGGCTTGTATCCATAAGGCTTATGAAAGACCTAGTGCATTATATGGAACGGGAAAGAAGGGGAAGCATGTAATCCAAGGCCGGGAAGTCAATCAAAATCAGGTTTATGATATCGTGTTTAAACAAGAATCATCCAATCGGGACGGTTCTTTTTTTATGGACGGCTATATTTGGTCAAAGTTTCATGAGAAGAAGGAAATTGAATTTAACGATTATGTTTACAACATGGAGGTAAAAGATGACAACTCATACACAGCCAACAATCTTGCAGTCCACAACTGCCAGGACATCTCTATTGCAGGAAAGCAGCGAGGATTATCTGGGAAACGAAGTGGAATCTATTACAACATTATTGACCTCATCAAAGGCAAAGCGGAAGGTGATAAACCCACATACCTACTTGTTGAAAACGTTAAAAATCTGTTATCAATTCATGGAGGATTCGACTTTGCCGCCGTTCTCTCTGAAATGGATGAGGCAGGGTATGACTGTCAGTGGCAGGTGCTTAACTCCAAAGATTTCGAAGTCCCCCAAAATAGGGAGCGGGTGTTCATTATTGCAAATCTTAGAAGCAGAGGTAGACGAGAAATATTATCTGTCAAAGGAACGGACGGAGCAGCTCTTAAGCAGGTTATAGGCGGGAGACAGGGGCACCGGGTCTATGACCCGGAAGGGATTTCCGTAACATTAATGGCTAATGCTGGAAGCTTCGGAGGCAATACTGGTCTTTACTTTGTGGATCAGACTTATAACCATCCGAAGGTTACGGAAGATGCGAGAAGCGTGATTGCCCGGTATCATGCTGGGATTACGAACCGGTCAACAAGTTCTGGAGTTCTGGAGGTTCAGGCCATATTGACTCCGGATCGGTTGGAGAAGCGGCAAAATGGCAGACGGATGAAGGAAGACGGGGAGCCGATGTTCACTTTGACGGGACAGGATCGTCATGGTGTTTTCTTATGCAGGGAAGTAGATGCAAATGGAAATCCGATTCTCCGGGTGAGGGACTGCACAAAGAAAGGCTATGAAGAGGCTGGTATCGGAGATGGGATTTCGCTCGCTTATCCGGAAAGTGCTTCAAGGCGAGGAAGGGTAAAAAACCGGTATGCTCAGACCCTCGATTGCACCTGTCAGATTGGTACAGTCATGAAATGCGGGCGGATACGGAGGCTGACTCCGAAGGAATGTTTTCGCCTGCAGGGATTTTCAGATGTACTTTATGAGCGGGCGGCAGCGGTCAATTCGGAAACACAGCTTTATAAGCAGGCAGGAAATGCGGTCACGACAACGGTTGCATTTGCAGTGGCGATGATGCTGTCAGAATCAAGAGAGCATGATAGTGGATTTGAAACGTAAGCATTGATATATTTTGATTTTATGGAGGGAGGTGTGATGGATGGCTCAGAGAGGAAGAAAGCCAAAGCCAACAGTATCTAAGGTCTTAGAAGGAAATCCGGGTAAGCGGAACTTAAATAGCAGTGAACCAAAACCAGAGAAGAAAGCCCCCAGATGTCCGGCATGGCTGGAAGAAGAGGCAAAGAAGGAATGGAAACGTATGGCAAAGCAGTTGGAGCAGCTTGGAATTCTGACGGAGATTGATATGGCAGCATTTGCTGGGTACTGTCAGGCATATGCCAGATGGAAAGAGGCAGAGGAGTATATTTCAGAGAACGGCGCTGTGATGAAAGCACCGTCAGGATACTGCCAGCAGATTCCCCAGGTATCCATTGCACAGACCTATTTGAAGATCATGAACCGTTTTTGTGAACAGTTCGGATTGACCCCATCTGCGAGAAGCCGTATTGTGACTGACAATGGGGAGAATAAAGAAAGTGATGCCATGGAGCTTCTGCTGTTCAAAGGAGGAAGCGGGTAGTGTTTGATGAAGCGAAGGCACAGCGGACGGTGGAGTTTATTAACTGCCTAAAACACACCAAAGGCAGATGGAGAGGGCAGTCGTTTGATTTGCTTCCCTGGCAGGAGCAGATTATCAGAGATGTGTTCGGAACAGTGAAGGAAAATGGATATCGACGATATAACACAGCTTATGTCGAAATTCCAAAGAAGAATGGTAAATCAGAGCTGGCGGCTGGTATTGCTCTTTATATGACTTGTGGGGATGGTGAATGGGGAGGCGAGGTATATGGTTGCGCTTCTGACCGGCAGCAGGCATCAATTGTCTTTGATGTGGCAGTGGATATGGTGGATCAGTGTCCGGCATTGAAAAAGCGGATTAAGCCGGTGATGTCGGTGAAACGGCTGGTGTATAAGCCAACCAATAGTTTTTATCAGGTACTTTCAGCGGAGGCATATACGAAGCATGGCTTGAATGTCCATGCAGTTATTTTTGATGAACTGCATAGTCAGCCGAATCGGGAGTTATTCGATGTAATGACGAAAGGTTCCGGTGATGCCAGAACACAGCCACTGTTCTTTTTGATTACTACGGCTGGGACGGACCGGCATTCTGTGTGTTTTGAACAGCACCAGAAGGCAGAGGATATCATCCTTGGGAGAAAGATTGACCCGACCTTTTATCCGGTTATTTATGGCGTGGCAGATGATATGGAATGGACTTCGGAAAAAGTATGGTACCAGGCAAACCCGTCTCTGGGGCATACCATTGATATTGAGAAGGTGCGGAATGCTTATTTGAGCGCAAAAGATAATCCAGCGGAGGAGAATATATTTCGTCAGCTCCGTCTGAATCAGTGGGTGAAGCAGTCTACCAGATGGATGCAGATGGAGAAATGGGATGCTTGTGCTTTCCCAGTGGATGAACAGGAGTTGATTGGCCGGGAGTGTTATGGCGGATTGGATTTGTCCAGTTCTATTGATATCACGGCATTTGTTTTGGTGTTCCCTCCAAGGAATGATATGGAGAAATATATAATACTGTCATACTTCTGGATACCGGAAGAAAATATGCATCAGAGAGTAAGGCGTGACCATGTGCCATACGATGTGTGGGAAAAACAAGGGAAGCTGATGACTACGGAAGGTAATGTGATTCATTATGGCTTTATTGAGAATTTTATAGATGGATTGGGAAAGAAGTTTCATATCAAAGAGATTGCATTTGACCGCTGGGGAGCGGTGCAGATGATGCAGAATCTGGAAGGACTGGGATTTACAGTAGTTCCGTTTGGTCAGGGATTTAAGGATATGTCACCACCCAGCAAAGAATTGATGAAGCTGACACTGGAACAGAAATTAGCACACGGAGGTCATCCGGTGTTGCGGTGGATGATGGATAACATCTTTGTCCGTACCGATCCGGCAGGCAATATCAAGCCAGATAAGGAGAAGTCTACAGAGAAGATAGATGGTGCGGTTGCAACAGTTATGGCACTTGACCGGGCGATACGGAATGGCAGTAGCGCTAGGAGTGTTTATGATGGCAGAGGGATTTTGGTATTTTAATCCATAATATTTTCTGTTTTACTCTAGTACAAATGATTTTAAATAGCTTTATGTTATTCTTCCTTTGTGGTATACTATTATTATACCAAATTTGGAGGAAAAATTTATGCCTAAGAGTGCTGCTGCAATTAATCTTACAGAGGAAGAAAATCAGTACCTGAATTCAATCGTTCATAAAGGAACT